AGATTTAGCGACTGACCTAGCAGATGCTTACGAAAACGCTAAAACCAACCCTTTCGTAAGGAGGAATCAATGGCAAATACGACTTTTTCAGGTCCAGTTAGATCAAAAGATGGCTTCGATGCCATCATAACTAATACTTCTACAGGTGCTGTTACTAATACAATGTCTATGGAAACTTATGTAGCAACGGTTACAGTTGCTGACGGTGATACCACAGGCAAAGAGTCTGCAATAGGAATCCCTTCTAATTTTATCCCAATGGGTGTGATGATAGCTGTTACTGCGGCTGCTTCTAACTCTGTTACTCTAAATGATATAGGTACGGATGCTGATACAGATGGATTTGTAGATGGTATTTCCGCTGCGGCAAACTCAGTTGGATTTAAAGGATTTTTTCCATGCAATGGCGTTTTAGGAATGTCTGGGGGAACCACTACAGCCGCTACTGCCACAGCAGACGAGGTTGAGATTGTTCTTTCTGGAGATCCCGGAGCAGATACTACGGTTGTTATGAAATTCTTTGGATTGTCTAGCTCTTCTGACGCATCTTAATTAGGAGGATAGATTATGGCAGACGCTGTAACGTCTCAAACTATTATAGACGGTCCGAAAAATGCGGTAATGAAGTTTACCAATGTTTCTGACGGCTCGGGAGAAAGCGCGGTTACTAAGGTTGATGTTTCGGCTCTTTCTAACAGTGCAAACGGGGACACTTGCACCGGAGTTGTTATTGAAAGATTATGGTGGCAGTGTATCGGGATGAAAGTTCAAATTCTTTGGGACGCAACTTCTGACCAGTTTTGCATTGAACTAGGAGAGAACCAAAGTGGAAACCACGATTACACCGTTTTTGGAGGACTTACTAACAACGCAGGCTCTGGAAAGACTGGGGATCTTAACTTTACCACGGTAGGTGCAAGCTCCGCAGATACATACACTATTATAATGCATATGAGAAAAGAATTTTAGCTAAATGAGCAAGGCTAAAGATGCAAAAAGAACCCCCTCTGGTAAGTTGTCTTATCGGGGGGAGCTTTGGCCCGGCTTTAATAAACCAAAAAGAACGCCGGGAAAGCCTAAAAAAAGTGCAGTTTTGGCTAAAAAAGGCACCGAAATTAAGATAGTTCGTTTTGGCGATCCAAATATGACCATTAAAAAAGACCAACCTTCCAATAGAAAAAGTTTTAGAGCAAGGCATAAATGTGATACAGCTAAAGATAAATTTACAGCCCGATACTGGTCCTGCAAGGCGTGGTAGCCGAGTAAAACAAGGCACTCGTGTTCCGGCTTCTGCTTGCGGAGTTATTAAATTAGCTAGTGGGGGTGCAGTAAAGTCCAAAGGTAAAATCTGTCCTGAAGGCAAGGCTTGGGCAAAAAGAACTTTTGATAAGTATCCGTCTGCTTACGCTAATTTAGCGGCTTCTAAATATTGTAAAGATCCCAATTATGCTAAAAAAAGCAAAAGAAAGAGAAAATAATGGGTCAGTTAAAAGAGTGGTTAAAACAAGATTGGGTGCGGATAGATAGCCAAGGAAATATAAAAGGAAAGTGTGGCACTTCTAAAGACAAAAAGAACCCTGATCGTTGTTTACCTAGAGCAAAAGCTAATAGTTTGTCTAAAGAAGAAAGAGCAAAAACAGCTAGAAAGAAGAAAAGAGAAGGATCTAAAGGAAAACAGTTTGTAGCAAATACTAAAAAAGCAAAGGTAAGAGCGGCAGGGGGTGGTGAAATTAAAGGCAGTCGTCGTTTAAACAAAGGCTGTGGTGCGGTTATGGAAGATCGCAGAAAAAGGACTCTTTACGCATGAACATGATGAATTTTTATGTGGGAAACCAGAAAAAAATATGTAATGAAATTAAGGCGTGGTCTAAACACGCTTTAGAAGTTAAAAACGATAATTTTAACGGTTTACCTGCTTGTCCTTTTGCAAAAAAAGCGTGGAAAGACGATAAAGTAACAATTATTTTTAAAGAATCTGAACATTATCAGGATTTATACACGGTTATTTCTACTTTTACGGATGTCCATGATCTTATTATTATTGCGGATACTTGTTATAAACCTTTAAAAGAATTTCATAATTACATAGATAGCTTAAATGAAGCTATTGCAGAGGGACTTTTTATACAAAAAGACATATGGTTAATGGGTTTTCATCCAGAGGAAGAACAAGAAGCCGTTTTTGAAGACGGGTTTGAGCCGTTAACCGACACGCTTTATGCTATGATTTTTGTGCAAAGATTAAGCAAATTACAAGAATCCGCTGAGAAATTAAAAAAACAAGGGTATTATAAGTATTTTGACAAAGAGCTTAGTTCTAAACAGTTATATGATAGACGTGAATTTTTTTATAGGAGATTAAAAAATGGCAATGTCAAGAGTAAAAGTAGCACCGTATCATAACGCTAAGAAAATGCGTGGTGGCGGCATGGTTAAAAAGATGCGTGGCGGCGGCATGGTTAAGAAAAACATGGATGACATGGCAATGGGTATGATGGACGGTGGTATGGTCAAGAAACCTAAGAAGATGCGCGGTGGTGGTATGGTTAAGAAGATGCGCGGTGGTGGTATGGTTAAAAAACCAAAATAAAGGGTAAATAATGGCTGTTTCCGGGTCAAAGAATTTTGAGTTAGATGTAACAGAGTACATTGAAGAAGCTTTTGAGCGATGCGGTTTAGAAGTAAGGACGGGTTACGACATCAAAACAGCTAAGAGGTCTTTGAATCTTTTGTTGGCTGATTGGGCTAACCGTGGCTTAAACCAATGGACCATAACTCAAACTACGGTTACTGCGGTTTCGGGGACCTCTTCTTACACGTTGGATGCGGATACTATTGATATTTTGTCCGCCGTGGTTCGTCGCAGTAGCACCGATTTTTCTATAACGCGATTAAGTCGAGATGATTATTTAAACATTCCGACTAAATCTCAAACGGGAAGACCTTCTCAATTTTTTTTAGACAGGCAAATTACGCCTGTTTTAAAGGTTTGGCCTACGCCTGAAAATAGCACGGATCAATTTATTTTTGATCGACTGGTTCGTATTGATGACGCAGATGCTCCTGTAAACACTATGCAAGTGCCTTTTCGATTTTATCCTTGTTTGGCAGCGGGATTAGCATACTACCTTTCTGTAAAAAGAGCACCCAACCGGATTCAATTTTTAAAAGCTATTTATGAAGAGGAGCTAGATCGGGCCATGACAGAAGATCGAGACAGGGCTTCTTTTAATGTGTCCCCTAGTTTAGATTATTACAGGGTAAATTAATGGCTAAATACGCTACGGGAAAAAAAGCATACGGTATTTCAGATCGTTCTGGGTTTAGGTATCCGTTGAGAAGAATGCGTATGGAGTGGACGGGGATGTTGGTTGGTTACGATGAGTGGGAAGCTAAACAACCGCAACTGTTGCCTTTACGAAAGGTAAAAGATGCTCAAGCTTTAAAAAACCCCAGACCAGACAGAGTAGAACCTTTGTTGGTGTATGTTGGTATTTCTTTAGTTCAACTGCCGGATGTAAAACCTTTGGTTTCTTTTGGGCAGGTGGGAGGGGTTACGGTGACCACGTCATGAGTTTTACTTATTCGGCTTTAAAAACAGCCATACAAGATTATACAGAAAACACGGAAACTACTTTTGTTACTCATTTACCTGATTTTATAAAAGGAGCAGAAGAACGTCTTCTAAAAACAGTTCAGTTAAGTTTTTTTAGAAAAAACGCTTCAGGGTCTATGACAACTTCTAACCAATATTTAGCAGTGCCTGCGGATTATTTAGCTTCTTTTTCTTTATCATATACTAATTCCAGCAGTGAAAAAGTTTTTTTGGATCTTAAAGATGCGGATTTTGTTCAAACTTACAACCCCAATCCGGCTACTACAGGACTTCCTAAGTATTATGCGGTTTTTGACGTAGATAACTTTATTCTTGCACCTACTCCAAATAGTAGCTATACCGTAGAATTACACTATTACTATCGTCCTGCAAGTCTTACCGCAGGCTCGGATTCTGGCACTACATGGCTAAGTGAAAATACGCCATATGCTTTGTTATACGGTAGTTTAATTGAGGCGTACATTTACATGAAGGGGGAGCAAGACATGGTTGCTCTTTATGAAAAACGCTTTACACAGGCGTTGGTAGAAGCCAAACAACTGGGAGAAGCTAAAGAAACTACAGATGAGTACAGAACTGGAATGGTTATAAGGCCTAAACAATAATGAACGATTCGGCGGTATTAGAAGTACCTAAAGATTATGTGGTTGGAGTTCATACCACGCAAGACAGGGGTCATACTCCTGAAGAGGTAGCACAGCGTTGTGTGGATAGAATTATTTCTATAGGAGATGAAACACATCCTTTAATACGGGATCAAGCAAGAGCTTTTAAAGAGCAAATGGTTAAGCTAGTTGCTCATTACATGCGGGAAGCTATTAAAAGTGACCGCACAACGGTTTATAATGAGTTAAAAAATGCAGGGCAACCTCAGTTAGCTGAATTAATAAGGAGACTATAGTATGGCTTT